GTCCACATAAGTCACTAAACTTTTTGCTCCAATCAGGGGCGGGTGTGATTGCGAAGAGGTGGATGTTAATCAACAACAAAACTATTAAACAAACAAAGCTGTGTGCGTCACAGCTGGCATTTATACATGACGAATTACAATTTGAATGCAACCCTGAACACTCAGGAGATTTATCAACATCCTTGGTATATTCAGCAATCGCTGCTGGAGAATACTACGGACTTAGAGTCCCCATTGCCGCAGAAGCTAAGGTCGGAAGGGACTGGTCCGAGGTCCATTAAAAGTATTGAATGGGCAGCTGGTTTATTTGAGGGTGAAGGCTGCCTTTCTTATTACAAAAGCTCTAACGTCTGGGGTTGTGTTATTGAAATGACAGACTATGATTGTCTGCACGATTTTTATACAACTATAAACTGTGGAACACTTTCCAAAGTTAATAAAAGACCTAATGCACCCGTACATTACAAAACTGTTTACCGTTGGGTTTTAAATAAAAAAGATCATATTTTTAATGTTGTTCAATTTTTATTTCCTTACGTCAATCAGCGCAGGCAAGAAAAATTTAAAGAGTTTCTTTCTTGGTACTTTAGAGGTAGTGTATGAAGCTTTTGATAGACGCAGATTTTATTGTTTATAAATCCTGTGCTGGCGCTGAAACAGAAATTGACTGGGGTGACGATGTCATTCTTGTTACAAGTAAATTCAGTGATGCGTATAACAATGTTCTAAGAGAATTAAATAAAATCAAGAATGAGTTTATTTGGGACACACCAGAACTAATATTATTCTTTAGTGACTCAAGGAATTTTAGGAAGAAAATTTACCCCGATTACAAAGGTCATCGAAATCGTAAAAAACCCTGTGGTTATAGGAGAGTCATTAACGAACTTTCTAAGGACTATCAAGTAATTAAATTGCCAGAGTTAGAAGCTGATGATGGTATGGGGATCTACGCAACAGCAAATCCTGGCAACATCATCGTTTCACCTGACAAAGATATGCGTCAAATACCTGGACGTTTATATAACATGGATGAAATGTTCACGATCACACCAACTGAAGGTGCTAAGTGGCACTTAATTCAGACAATGGCAGGAGATCAAACCGATGGTTACAGCGGTGTTCCCGGCATTGGAATCAAACGTGCAGTCACATTGTTTGAGGAGCATGGCTATAGCTGGAAGACAGTTGTCAAAGCATTTGTTGATAAAGATCTTACTGAAGATGATGCATTAATGAATGCACGTCTTGCTCGCATCCTTACATGTACTGATTATGACGAAGAAACCGTTATCCCTTGGACCCCCTCTGCCGATTATCGAATTGACGATGGAGCAGGAGTTCAAGTTGAGAAGGCTTGAAGACCTTCTACCTAAAGCTGATAAAAAAGACATAATTATTTTATTCATGGCATTGCAAAAGCAGTGCTTTGTACTATCCAATTCTATTTCTAATCTTGTTAAACAATGGCCCAACCCTCACCCAACTATTACACCCGAGGATCCATAGAAGTATGGGATTTTATACGTGACCAACAGTTAAATTATCACCTGGGTAATGTTATTAAGTATGTGTGCCGAGCCGGTCACAAAGATGCTTCAACGAAAAGGCAAGACATTAAAAAAGCTATCCACTATCTTACGAATGAATTACAATACACATTGCCGCAGCTTGAGTCTTGCGGACCAGGCAGCAGAGTTTCGGACAGCGTATGGGATCCAGAACTCCACGGTGAGCCGGACTATGCAACGGGATTTGATCGTTGAAGAGTTTAAAGAGTTTATGTATGCAGCTACAGAAGAAGGTTACGAAGCTGAGTTAAAAGAACTAGCTGATCTTGTTTATGTTTGCTTTCAGTATTCAGAAAATATGGAGTGGGATCTAGAGGAAGCACTAGATCGTGTACATAAATCAAATCTATCTAAGCTTGGTCTCGACGGTAACCCTATTCGGCGGAGGGATGGAAAGATCCAAAAGGGACCAAATTATCTACCACCTAATCTAAAAGATCTTGTTAAATGAGTCAATTAATTTCTAGAACTGGACGAGTTCAGGCATGGATGGATGATCCATCAGGCCGTCTCCCCGTGTCGTGCACGGTAATGAACGTTAGTAATGAATTAGAAGGTTTACATGGTATCCAAAATTCCTGGAAGTTCTGTAGTACAGCTCTACGCAATGGCGCGGGAGTTGCAATCCACTTATCACAGCTTGACCCACGAAACTTCGAGAGAGACTCTGGCGTCATTGCGAGTGGTCCTGTATCATTTGGACGAATCTATTCGGCTCTTAACGAAACTCTCAGGAGGGGTGGAAAATATAAAAACGGAGCCGTAGTTTTACATCTTGATGCAAACCATCCTGACATTGTAGAGTTTATTGAAACACCTCGTGATCAATTGCCTTGGGCTAAACGTTGTGTAGACATTACACAAGAATGGTGGGATGAACTTGATACTGAGATGAGGTCTAAACTTCTCATTGGTATGAAGCGTGGCGACATTTGGTTAAACAAAGTTAAGTATGACAATGAAGGACAAAGAATCTATGGAAATGTATGCCTTGAGGTTTACCTGCGATCACGTGGCACATGCTTGTTGCAACATGTCAACCTATCTGCCTGTGAGTTCGACTCAATCCCTCAAGCTTTCGTTGAAGGTATGCAGGAATTGTGTGCCCTCCACCCTTGCACTGGTGTTGGCAATACGGGAGAGTACCTCCCATCTGAAACCGACCGTCAAGTTGGACTTGGGATGCTCGGACTTGCAAACCTGCTCAGACGGTACGGAGTAACTTATAAGCAATTTGGAAATGCTCTTGAGTCTTATATAAACGGTGAAGTAAAAGCTTCGCCTGCTTTTGAGCTTGCCTCCCAACTTGCTGTAGGTATTGATCAGGCAGCCCTAATTGCTAGGGAACACAATATGGTCCGAGCTTTTGCTATCGCTCCTACAGCGTCTTGTAGCTACCGCTCAAAGGATCTTGATGGTTATACATCAACGCCTGAGATTGCTCCTCCAATTGCACGTACTGTCGATCGTGACAGTGGTACTTTTGGAGTACAGACATACAACTATGGTGACGTAGAAATTGCATCCGAAGTAGGATGGGATAGCTTCATCAAAGTTGCAAATAATATTTTAATTTTATTGGATAGGACTGGACTTCTGCACGGTTACTCTTTAAATTGGTGGGCTGATTTAGTCACCATGGATGAGAGTTTCATTGAAGAGTGGCTTGAATCGCCCCAGACTTCTCTTTACTACAGCCTTCAAGTTATGGGCGACGTACAGGATAAGTCAAGCGTATATGCCGCTTTAGATGAAACTGATGTTAACGATTACTTGGAGCAACTACTAAATGAACCTCAATGTGATTGCCAAGAATGAACCCTTATCAGAAACTATTAAACAGAAAGAGAAAATGGACACCAGTACCGATGACTGCTGGTACATGCAAAGAGGGCACGGAGGAGACAATATTCCGTGCTCTTGCATTGCGACATATGGAACTACCTGTGGGAGATTTTATAACTGATGGATTGGCCGGTGAAGTTCCAGAGTTGGCACGGGAGTTACTCCTATCCAACGTCAAGGACGAAGAAAACCACGACGTGGCTCTTGGTTACATCGCCAATGCTTACGGCGTGGACGAGAAAGCTGAAGCGGAAGCTCTACGGCTACGAGATGCTTGGGTCGCGCATCCTGATCACACGATCACGAAAGCGATGGTTGCCGAGCGTGCAATCTTCTTCGTTCTTTTACCATTCTTTCGCGCTCATGGTGACGCTGGAATGCGCACAGTGAGTGCCGACGTGTCACGAGATGAACAAATTCACGTTGCTACCAATAGTCTTGTTTGTCGGGAGTTGGGGCTTGATATCAGTCCTAGTCTTGATAAGCTCCGCCTGGCCACAATTAACTGGGTGATGCAACCACTAGGTAGCAGCACTGATAGAACTTTAAACAAACAAACTTGGTTAGATTCCAGTGATAACTTGATGTATCAGGGTAAAGCCCCAGAACTATCATTTACACGCTCTGCCAGAATGCCTGCCTTCTTTGAACATGATGCAAGAAATCTCCCCCAATACGCTTGAGATCTTCGGTATGGAAGCTCGGGCTGTGCTACATGAAATGGAGACGATGTACCCACCTATCACCCCTTCTCCTGACGACTCTATCGAAAAGATCATGTACCGCTCTGGTCAACGTTCAGTTGTGGAGTGGTTAATTAACCGGATGGAAACCAATGGCTAAAAAGAATAAACAAAAGAAGAGTAAACAAAAGAACAAGATTAATCTAAAGATAAAAAAGTTTTCCAAAGACGGTAAAATTACAAAGAAAGAATTAAAAAAAATTACTAAGAATAGTAGCGTTAGTCCTGGTTATATTAAAAAGAAGGTTAAAAACTCTGGAGCAAAAACTCCTAAGAATATTTTAAAGATAACGAAGAATGTACAAAGTAATAACAAAAAGGTTAAAGGTATTAAAAATACAACACCTATATATAATAACCTGCCGAAATACGATCCAAAGAAGGTTGGCACAAATATTCCTGAATACGTTGCCGCACCTAAAAACTCTAAGAAACCTAAGGGGGATGTTGATAAACCTAAGGGGGATGTTGATAAACCTAAGGGGAATGATGATAAACCTAAGGGGAATGATGATAAACCTAAGGGGAATGTCGATAAACCTAAGGGGAATGATGATAAACCTAAAGGAAATAATAACGGTAAAGGAAATAATAACGGTGGAGGAAACCCAGGCGGTAACGGCGGTGGTGGCAAAGGGACCGGCGGCGGTGGCGGTGGTGGCAAAATCGATACAATCCCAAATGTTCTTGAGGAGCTAGATCCAGGGCAGCGTGACCAAAAGATTTTTGATCGGGTACTTGGTAAAGGTGATCCTCTAACTAATAAGATTCAAGACTATCAAGATCTTTATAGCGGGGATTCTAAGAGTAGTAAAAACTATTTTAAGCAATTAAAAGATAATGCTTTACAACGAATGGAAGTTAACCCTAAATCTTACGATCGTAACAAAGAGGGAACGGCTTATAAAAACTTGTCTATGGCGGAGCAGTATGATAAAAATCGTACAAGATTGATGGGTAGTTTGGAAAAACCTTTAACTAAATATATCTCATCTTCTTCTGATCGTGAGGGTCTCAATATGTTTGACAGTAATAAGCAGTTACAATTTGACAAAAAAAATTTTAAGTCTTTTGCTGATACTGGCGATATTGGAATTCTTGCACGTAATAAAGCTAAGAAATTAGGAGCAACAAATATGGGTGGCAAGCGTGTTACAAAGACTTTGTCGTCTATAGGTAAAGTTAAAAATACAAAGGCCAAAGATTTAAAATCAAAGTTTGCACAAGACCTGAAATTTATTGTTTAAATGTCCACAGCTAAATCTCGATATGATGCCCTGTCTAGTGGCCGTAACCAATTTCTACAAACCGCAGTAGATTCTTCTAAGCTGACACTACCATATTTAATTAAACAGGACGAAGAGGATAGTAATTACAAAACACTTATTACACCATGGCAAAGCGTTGGTGCTAAAGGTGTTACAACGTTAGCATCTAAATTAATGCTAGCTTTACTACCTCCTCAGACAAGTTTTTTTAAACTACAGATTGATGAATCAACCATTCTATCTGGTGAATTAGACCCTGCTATTCGATCTGATCTTGATGCATCTTTTGCTAAGATCGAACGAACTATTCTTGAGTCTATTGCAGCATCAGATGATCGTGTTGTTATTCATCAAGCTATTAAACATTTAGTAGTTTCCGGCAATGCCCTTGTTTATATGGACAAGGCCAAACTTAAGTTGTATCCATTGAGTCGGTACGTTGTAGAAAGAGACGGCCTAGGCAACGTTATTGAAATCGTTACGAAAGAAAAAGTACATAAGTCTCTTATCAAAGGTATGCTCAAAGATCTTGATGCTACTGAAGTTAATCACGTTGATGATGAGAGCACCGGTTATAGTAGGGAAGACGTTGATGTCTACACAATTATCAAGCGAGACAACAATCGTTATGTGTGGCATCAGGAAGTTTACGACAAAATTATTCCTAACTCACAAGGCAAAGCACCCTTGGATACTACACCTTGGTTGCCACTACGCTTTAATACTGTAGACAATGAAGCCTACGGTAGAGGAAGAGTAGAAGAATTTATGGGTGATCTAAAAAGTTTAGAAGCTTTGTCACAGGCTATCTGCGAAGGAAGTGCAGCAGCCGCTAAGGTTGTATTCACTGTCTCTCCTAGCAGTACCACTAAACCAGCGGCACTCGCAGCTGCAGGCAACGGTGCCATTGTGGCTGGAAGACCTGACGATATTGGTGTAGTTCAAGTTGGAAAGCAAGGTGACTTTGGTACTGCTTACCAAATGATCCAACAGTTTGAACGTAGGCTCGGTGAAGCATTCCTTGTATTGACAGTCAGGCAGTCTGAACGGACTACTGCTGAAGAGGTAAGGATGACACAGATGGAACTAGAGCAACAGCTTGGTGGTCTATTTAGTCTTCTTACCGTTGAATTTCTTGTCCCATATCTAAATAGAAAGCTAAGTGTATTTCAAAAGACTGGTGAGATTCCACGTCTACCTAAAAACATTGTTAAACCTACAATCGTTGCGGGTGTAAGTGCGCTTGGTCGTGGTCAAGATCGTGAAAGTTTGCAGATGTTTATGCAAACCATTGCACAGACCATGGGACCAGAAGCTATCGCTCAATACATTAACCCTGAGGAAGTTGTCAAACGATTGGCAGCAGCACAGGGCATTGATACTTTAAATCTAGTTAAAACAGCTGAGCAGTTACAGCAGGAACAACAAGCACAATTCGATCAGCAACAGCAGATGTCTCTTACTGATCAAACAGCACAGATGACAGCTGCACAAGCACGTCAACAACCACCACAATAATCCACACCTATGTCTGAAACACTTTCATATCAAGAGGCTCCACAACCTGAACTAAATTCTGATGAGCAAAACTCTTTAGAAATTGGAGAACAGATGCAGCAAGACCAAGAGCAACTCTTGGCTGGTAAGTACAGTTCTCCTGAACAATTGGAGAAAGCTTACTTAGAACTGCAATCAAAACTAGGATCACAAGAGCCTGAGCAGGAAGAGGAATCTGCTGAAGAACCAGAACCACAAAAGGCTGAACCTGAAGAAACAGAACCTGAAGAGGAGGATGACTCTAAACCACAGCTATCACAAGAAGATGTGGACTATTTGCAAGACCTTGCAGGTGGTAAAGATGGTTATGAGTCTATGTTGAAATGGGCAGCGTCGTCTTTAGAACAAAAAGAAATTGATATGTATGATGCTGTCATGGAAGACGGTAATCCTAATTCAGTTTACTTTGCTGTTCAAGCTATGTTGTCTAGATACAATGATGCCACAGGTTCCGAAGGTAAGCTGCTTACAGGCAAAGGATCTAGTAATACCCAATCTGAATTTCGTAGTCAAGCTGAGTTAGTTAAGGCTATGTCTGATCCTCGTTATGACTCAGACCCTGCTTATCGAAACGACATCATGCAGCAACTAGAACGTTCTAACCTTGATTTCTAATGTCTCAACAATCTGATGTAGTGAAGGCTTTTGTGACTAGCTATGGTCCTGAGCCTGAAAAAAAAGAAGAAAAAAAAGAAGAAGAAGAAGAAACTCCTGAAGAGGAGTGACAGCTTGGGAGGCACCTCAGAGTCGGACCTCCCTGGCATTGGCATCGGCCCGTACGCGGATACCCTTTGCCGTCTAGACGGTGGGACAGACCACAAAAATTTCTAAGATCTTAGTCCTGTTTATAATTAATTTACCAATACAATGGCACAACAAAATTCTACACTGACCACGAGCCTTACACGGCCGGGTCAGGCTAATGCAGCGGGTGATGCCCGCGCTCTTTATCTTAAACTCTTCAGTGGAGAGATGTTTAAAGGGTTCCAAAATAACACAATCGCTCGTGATTTGATCATGAAGCGTACACTTAAGAACGGCAAATCTTTGCAGTTCATCTACACTGGTCGTACAAAGTCCGAGTTCCATACACCTGGCAACAGCATTCTTGGTAACTCTGATGGTGCACCTCCGGTCGCTGAAAAGACAATCACTGTTGACGATCTTTTGATCTCTAGTGCATTTGTCTACAATCTTGATGAAGTACTTTCTCACTACGATTTGCGCGGGGAGATCTCACGTAAGATCGGATATGCACTCGCAGAAAAGTATGACCGTCTTGCATTCCGTGCAGTAGCACGTGGTGCACGTCAAGCATCACCTATCACTAAAACTGGCTTTGTTGAGCCAGGTGGTACACAGATTCGTGTTGGTGCAACCACGAACGATTCTGATGCTTTCAACTCTGGCAATCTGGTATCCGCCTTCTACGACGCAGCAGCTGCGCTAGATGAAAAGGGTGTTACCTCTGATGGCCGTGTGGCTGTCTTGAATCCACGTCAGTACTACGAACTGATCCAAGCTGTTGGTTCCTCTGGTCTTGTAAACCGTGACGCTCAGGGCTCTGCTCTGCAAGGCGGTAACGGCGTCATCGAGATTGCGGGTATCAAAATTTTCAAGTCCATGAACATCCCGTTCTTGGGTAAGTACGGCACTGCTTACGGCGGCACCACTGGTGTCACTTCTCCTACCAACGTAGGTTCTTTCGTGGGTGAAACCATGGAAAATGCTTCTACTGCACAAGCCGGTATCAACAACGATTATGGTACTGCTGCTGAAGTTGGTTCTAAGTCCTGCGGTTTGATCTTCCAGAAGGAAGCAGCCGCTATGGTCGAAGCCATCGGTCCACAGGTGCAAGTCACCAGTGGAGACGTATCCGTCGTCTACCAAGGTGACGTGATGCTCGGGCGCTTGGCCTGTGGTGCGGATTATCTGAACCCTGCAGCCAGCGTAGAGCTGTATGTAGGTGCTTCTGCTCCTTCTGCATTCTAATTTTTATTCATACACAAGGGATCCTTCGGGGTCCCTTTTTTTTACTTATAAGTATCTCATGGCTACAATTCCAAATAATCCGACTACCGAACAATTAGATGCAGTTAATGAGATGCTTGCGGCTGTCAGTCAAGCTCCTGTTAACCAATTAGAAGCAACCAACCCGGAAGTTGCACTTGCCTTCGATACGTTGACACGAGTGTCACGTGAGGTGCAGGCAGAAGGATGGACATTCAATACTGAATATCATGTCAATCAAGCTCGTACAAATGTTACCGTCGCTGGTGTTACACAAACACGAATAGCTATCCCTGCTGATATTATCCAAATTGATCTGACAAATGATCATAACAATGCAAGTCATAACTCAGTAGTCAAGCACGATTCTGAATCCATTCCTGCTGGTTTGTATCTTTATGATCGCCAAAACCATACCTACAATTGGGACTATGATCCCGATTGCGATGTTAGTAAATTATATGATTATATTTATCTTCCAAAACCTATTCAAGACTATATATTAGCTCGTGCTATTACACTGTTTTCAAACAGAGTAGTAGGCGACACTAATCAATATACTATTTTAAAAGGAATTGAAGCCGAAAAGAAAGCTGTTGCACTTGAATACGAATGTAGTCAGGGTGACTTTACATTCTTCGGACACCCTGAAGGCGGCAATTTCTATACAAGTTATCAACCCTATACAGCACTTTCTCGTTACTAATGGCAAACATCACTCAACAAATACCTGACTTCCTGGGTGGTGTATCTACACAACCAGATGATCAAAAAGCACTCGGTCAAGTACGAGACATTGTTAACGGTTACCTAGATCCAACATTCGGACTTGTAAAACGAAATGGGTTTGAGTGGAAATCAAATCTTGGATCTAATACAGCTACAACCTATGCCAGTGGTCATTGGTTCTACTTTCGCTTTGACGCATCAGAAGCTTTCGTTGGTGTTATAAAAAACCAAACCGTAAAGATGTGGAATGTTAGTACTGGTGCTGAAAAAACAATTAGTAACCAAACTGGTCAAGCATATCTAAATGGCAATATCAATGACTTTCATGTAGTATCACGTCTTGATCAAATACTGATTGTCAATAAAACTATTGCAGTAACTACTTCAGGTACTACACCAGGCAGTAGTTTTACTACTGTAGCTAGCGTAGCTGGCCTACCAGCCGCATCATCTAATAGCGGTGCTTACTATAAAGTATCAAACACTAGTGCTGCTGAAGATGATTACTATGTCAAATCAAATGGGACTACTTGGGAAGAATCAGCTCAACCAAATATTACGTTAGGTTATACAGCCAGTACATTGCCACATCGTATTAGACGCGACAGTAGTGGTAATTTTATTTTTGAGGCATGTCCATATACTAATCGTATAGTTGGCGATTTAACTACTAATCCAAACGCATCATTTACTGGTAAAAAAATATCACATTTATTCTTTAGCAATAACCGTCTAGGTTTCTTGTCTGATGAGAATGTGATTATGAGTCAGCCCGATGACTTTTTTAATTTCTTCTCTGTCTCTGCACAGGTTCAATCTGATGCTGATCCAATTGATTTGTCTTGTGTAAGCCTACGTCCTGTCAAACTATCAGCAGCTTTGCCTGTTACACAAGGTATTGTCTTGTTTAGTAGACAACAACAATTTATGTTGTTCTCTGACACTGGTGTTTTGACACCATCTCAGTCTGTTATCAAATCTATTTCAAACTACGAAATAGATGAATCTATACCACCTGTTGATATGGGTTCAAGTATTGTGTTTGTAAATAAAACTGCTGACTATTGTCGTACTTTAGGCATGGTTACACAGGGGCAAAACGCTAACCCTATTGTTTCTGATATTGGTAAACAGGTTACACAGTATATTCCTAATACTGTTGACTCCCTATTCTCTAACACGCAAAACTCGTTTATTGGTCTTTACGATCAATCTGCACGTAAAGCTTATTTTTATAGAAACTATGTAGAAGGTCAAGAGCTACTTATGCGCGGTTGGTATAGTTGGGAACTACCTGGTGATATTCAATTTATGGAGACTGATAATGATGAGTTGTTTGCTGTCACTAAGCAAGGTACTCAACTTACCTTATTAACATCTCAACTCAATACTATCCCTACAGGTACGCAAGTTTCTTCCGGTAGTATTAAAGAATCTAATCCTTCTTTTGACTTTATTGCTGATCCAAAAGCTACAACTAACTTTGCTTCTGGCAAGCGTTACGTTAATGATGAAACTCGTATTTATATTCCATTTGAAATCATACCGTCTTTGACACCAATTGCAGTTCAAGATGTAGTATCTGGATCTACCTTCTCTGGTTTTTTTCAAAACTGTACTACTGGTACTGATAGTGAAGGCACTTACTTTGCTATCCTTGGCAAGGATTTGTCTGATCTTGACTGGCTTGTTGGATATAAGCTTGACTTTAAAGTTGACTTACCTTTTTATTATTATATGAGAAATAATAAGTCAGATGTTTCTGCTTTTCTTAGTATTCATAGAATTAAATTTTCTTTAGGTTTGTCAGCAATGTGCTCCTTTAAGGTGACACCTGTAAATCAATCTGAGGTTATTTTTAACGCCACAACTATACAAACTAATATGTATAAATACGATCGTGTACCTATTGACGATCGTGTACTTTTTACTGTTCCAATTTTACAAAAAAATGTAGGGTTTAATTTGCAAATTTTTAGTGATACTCCCTATATAGTTTCTTTATCGTCTGCACAATGGGAGGGTAGATATTCCGACATTAATTACAGGAGAGCTTAATGGCTACTAACCAAAATAAACCATTTCAATCCGCTGTAGCTAATCCAGTAACCAGTAGTCTCTCAATTGATTATGGTAAGACTGGAAAGGCTGGAAGTAAGACTGCAAATCGAAACATCAAGAGTTATCAAGATGTTTCCCAGTTAGCAGGCTTTGAGTTTGCACTTGATGAAGGTGCAAGAGATTTTGAAGCTGCTACCGTAACGCAAGCTCTACAAGAAAATCAGGCTAAGTCTACTTTTATAGACCAAATGAAGCAGCGTGACATTCAGATGAATGCACAGCTCAAGGCTTATAAAGAAAACCAACAGCTAGTTGCTAATCAACTTGCATTTAATCAGCAAGGTGCAAAAGGTGCTTTAAGGGATAGTGAAACAGTCTTTGGAGATCGTGTTAAACAACTGCAGTACCAAGAACAGGAACTAGGGTTACGACGTGAAGAGCAAGCTATTGCTACTGCATCTCAGTTATCCGCTCTTAAAGTCGGTGATTTTGAAGCAAAACAAAGTAAACGATTTGCTGATGCTGACGCTGAAAAAAATAAATTGCTGCGTGATACTGCTGCTAATCTACAGTATAGACAAGATATTAGTAGCGTAGATTATGAGCTTGAAACTCAACAGGCTGAGACTGCGTTTCAGTTACAACAAATTAATATTCAGGAGATTGTTAATTTAGGTAAGGTACGTTCGTCAGGAAGAACTGGTGTTAGTGCTTCACGTGCTGAACAAACTATTATGGCTTTAGCTGGTCTTAATACATCTAAATTAAATAACTCACTTAATCGTTTTACTTTAAATACAGAAAATAAAAAAAAATTTATCCTTGAGAAAGAAACTGACACTAAAGATTCTAATCTAGCTGAATATACCTCAACCACTAATCGTGCAAAATCTCAAAAAGAAGTTGCATTAGCAAAATCCTCTATTGACAATACAAGATTAAAGGAAATTGAAACTGTTACTAATACTCGTTTTGATATGAATAGAGAAGAGCTTGGTGAAACTCTTATCAGTGCTCTTAATGGTTATCAGCAATCTAAAGAACAAATTTTCTTTGATAAATTTAAAGCAGACTCACAAGCTTATGCACAACGCATGGCAACCCCACAGTTTGCTGATGCTCCTAAAGAACCTTTTAAAATTCCTGAACTTACTTATATTCAACCGCCTGTTCCTCTTGAAACACCAATGGGTGCCTCTGCTAGACAACCACAAAACAAGACAAGTACGTTTGGAAAGATCTTACAGATTGGCGGAATGATCGCTTCTGCTGTCGCTATACCTTTAACTGCGGGTGCTTCTGCTCCTTTAACGGCTGCGTGGGGTGCAGCTCTTGCTGGTGGTGGAGCTGCAGCTACTGGTATTGGTGGTTCAGGCTGGATCTAATTATTATTATTCGTTAACTAATGGCACAATTTTATACTAAAGAGCGTTCTGTTCAAGGCGCTAGTCCACAGATTTATGATGACTCTCAGCGTATTTTAACTGAAGCTGAGAATATTATTGAGAGTATGCGTGCCGTTAGTTCTATCGAAGAACAACAGAATGCTACTCTTATTAATAACCTTCGCGCTCATAGGGATCGTGAAAAGGGACTAAATACTCGTAACCATAGAATGCTCATGGACAACATGAAGCAGGTTGCAGAGGCTCAGCAACGAAAGGATCAAACTGAACTAAATAATCAAAATCTAAAACGTAAAGAAGATATAGCGCAAGAACAGCGCACGATGGAGACGTTGGCAACGTTGTCTAAAACTGCTGGTCAGTTTGCTGGTGCAATGGTTGAGGAGGGTGTTAAACAGGAAACTGAAAAAGCCCGCCTTGAGGCTACGACCTCCCAAGAGTTAAATCCACAAGCTACTGTTGGTCAAGCACTTGGACTTACTGCACATTTAAATGAAGATGCAAGAGTCGAGCAAGCACAAACTGCTACAGCCAGCTTGGCACAGAAATCAGGTAAAGATTTAAATTTTATTCAGCGACTGTTTATTAGTCCTGATCGTGTACAACGAATTAGGCAACAGGTCTTTGTACGTGAAATGGCTAATAGAATAGCCAATCGGGGTTTCCTTGAAGATCATATTCGACAAAACCCTAATGAGAGCGTAACTTATACTGATCCATATACTCAAGAAATTAAAACTACAACGTTAGGTCAGGTACTGACTCGTAATGGTATTCAGTCTAGTGAGGTGTTAAACCGTATCTATACTGAAGTTGCTCATAAGTTAATGGCACCTATTAAGGGTGAAGCAGATCCTATTCTTTTTCATGATGCTGATGAAACTGTTAGAAATTTTATTAACACTCGTTCTCTTCAGTTTGGTGAAAAGCTTGATAGAGATACAATTACCGAGCATGGACAGTTAAAGGTTCGACGACTTTTACAAGCCGATTCTCCTGAGCAGATGGCAACAAATGTCATTACCTTTACCGATCAGGCTGGTTTAAGTCCCTTTACAGATCGTGGTACAGCCTTAAACCAAGTGACTAATGATATTTTACCTAACACACCATCCCCGGTTGCTTTTGCTGAAGCACTAGGTGAACGTGAGTTTCGTCATATGCCTGGTGTCAAAATTAAAGACACACCATTTGGTAAGAAACTTCAACGTGAAGCCCTACGTCTAGAACAACAAAAAGCAGCTGACTATTTAGTTCAACAAAATTCTATTGGAACTGAAGCTGGTAATAAACTTTTTGAAGCTTCTTTTGGTAATGATCAACTTTTTGATGCTGCTGAATATAATGCATCCTATAAGGCTGTTCGTGAAAAAGAACAGAACGGTACTATTACTTTTGAGGCAGCACGAAAGGCTGAGCAGGTACTTGATTCTAAATATGATTCATACTCTGATTCTAAACTTACCAAGGAATTAATCACTGACTTAAGCGAACAGCAAGAACTTAGCCAACCTGTATTAGATAGTGCATTCCAAGCTGGTCATATTAATAGAGAGTTCTATGACTCAGAGACTGAAAAACTTAAAGCACTAGATAAAGTAAAACTTCCTAATGGTCTTAGGTATTCCCAAAAAACAATTAGATCTCAAGCTTTAGCTATTGCTTCCAACGCGGTTGGACGTTTCGATGTTTCAGGACAACCTAAACATTTTTCTGCACAAGCTGCTGCTGATTTGGCTGCTGATATGTACATACAAAAGTTTAATACATATGCTGAAGAATTTACCCCTGATGTTGCAGCTAAAAAAGCTTGGGCTGATGTTCAAAGTGAGATGCTTAGGGAAGAGGGTATGTTCTTTGTTGACAGATCAGATCTCGACCGTGGTGCAATTTATTCACAATTAACTACTGGTGACCACACTAAAGCCATAAGAGTACCTACACGTAGTGTTAATACTGCTAATCAAGTAGGGCTGTCTCTTCGTGGTGATGGTGCTGGCTTATTGGATGTCAAGGAATGGACAGAGCTTGATTCGAGTATGCCTTCCTATGCTGCACAAATCAATAGCGGTAAACAGGTCAAGCCAACAGCCTTCGATCAGGAAGTAGCTGATGCTGCAGGTATTCCATTATATGAATTACTAAATCGTAGGTTTAAAGTTCTTGGTATTGATGCTGAAGCTAAAGAAGGCTCATTTGATATTCTTAGAAAAAATGTTTCTGAAATATCTCCTGAACTAAAGCGAGTTATTAATAGCCCTAAGACTTGGAATAAGCTCAGTAGTGTCACTGATCGTTCACCTAATTTATTACCTGCACGAATGGGTAATCAATCATTAGGCTTTCACAATGCTACCAGTACCGCTCGAAAACTTGGCAGTAATAACCCTGAAATAATTGGAGCCCTTTGGTCACTACAAACTGATGAAGGTCGCAATCAACCTAACCTGACCCCTGCTCAGCAGATTAGTCAGTTAATAGAAAATAACCCTCAATTAAAAATGTTTATACCTTATGCAGATATTGCATCTAATGCACCACAAGTGGCTGCAGTTATGCGGAAACATGGAGACTCTCACAGTACTTTTTCTGGCACAAGTAAATCAATTTCTCGTCTTTCTTATCGTATTGGCCCACAGGATATGCGTTCTGGAGCTAACTTCTTGCAAAGTAGTTTAGGTTTTAGTCCTCAGGGTGCTGCAGTCCTTGCTGGCAATATTCAACAAGAATCGTCTTGGAATGGACAACGTGATTGGGGACAGGTTTTGGGAGATGGTACTACTCGTAATGGAGGTTTAGTATCTTGGGCATCTTGGTCCGATGATCCAGCACGATTAGGAAAAATTGAAAAATATCTCGGTAAGAATATTTCTCAAGCCAGTCATTCAGAACAACTGTCGGCTATGCAATGGGAAATGAAAAATTTTTACCCAGAGGCTTATGAAATTTTTACCAACCCAAATTCTTCAATGCCTCAACTCCGTACTGCTAGTAAACAATATTGGGGTTACGGTGAGGAAGGTGACAGGTTTACTTATGCCAATCAACTCTTAAATATTAATGAATGAAATCGATGACATTAGTTCATTTTTTTCGATTAAGGAAGATACAGAGTCTTTATCTAAGGATTGGGACTCTGCCTTACCGATTAAATTGAAACAAGGTTCCCGTGTTATTGCAAAATACAAGGGACAATCCATTGTTCAGCTGTCTGACGGCAGCATCTATAAAGTCTAAGGATTTACTAAATGGATAGTTATAACCCTTCTGGATTAACAGAAGAGGAATTGAAGCGTCTATACGACACAGAAGTACAGGAATATACCGGCGATCCTAACGATGCCAGTACACCTAATACAACACCCGGACAAAAACAACTAAAAAAAAGAGAGGCAGAACGACTAGAGCAAGAGCGTATTGAAGCAGAACAAGCTGAGCAATCTAAGTTTGATTATAAAGCTCAATCAGGTAGATATTCTGCCGGCACTGAAGCCGATTACAAGGCTATGGAAGTGCTTGCACCTGTTGTTACTGCCGCTACACCTCTTCCTTTTATTGATCTTGGCATGGACGTTGCCGGCATGGCCGGTGGTCAAGCCATTGATGACGCATGGGATGAGAAGACTAAATTTCAATCACCCTTATCTCAAGGCATCCGTGATGTAACGGGTGTCATTGTTCCAACCATTGTTGGCTCAATGGCTCTTGGCCCAATGGCTGGTAGTGCTGCATTTCGTGCTACTGGCGGTAGTGCTATTGCTCGTGGTCTTGCAAAGGTATTTACTACTGCTGCAGTTGATGTAGCTGTTGTAGGTGTCAGTGATTACAGCGAACGTGATGAAGGTATTGCATCTTCATTAGACGGATTCCTAGATGATATGGGCAATCCACTTGGCATGAATATTCCAGATGCTTGGCAGGTAATGGATGGTGATTCACCTCCAGTGCGTCGTTTTAAGCTCATGATGGAATCAGGCATCTTTTCCTTAGCTGGTGATGCCGTTGGATATTTATTGCAACGCGGCAAAGGTCCTATGGAATGGATGATCCCAAAGGGAGAAATCGCTGAAAACTATAAACTTAATGCTGCTCTAGAAAATCCTGATCCATATAGTGTAAAGCGTACACATCAAATTGATGACGAATTACTCTTAGCAAATCAAACCCGTCTTGGTAAATTTTTATCTAAGCAAGATGGAGAAATACTAGACGCTAAGGTTGCACAACTGCAACAAGAGAAAGGCGAAATTATTGATGAAGTAGCACGTACTGGTAACTCACGTGTCACTGAGGACCCACTTGAAAGCTATGTACAAAAACAGGATGCTTCACGTGATTGGCAAACAGATGAGATCGGTAGTCGTAAACTTATGGCTGATCCTCAATACACTAAGTATGATCCAGATATTCAATCTGAGTTAGCTGATCCTAGTCAAACTGTACGGTTTAGTTCACCTCCTGGTGCAGCAGCTCGTAATGCTGCTGACATTGCAACAATGGAATTAATGCCACAAAAAGGTGTTCCTACACCTGTTGTGACTGATCCTATGTTGCAAGACGGTCTAGGTGTTAACGGTAGTAGCAGAGACGTGAT